GAACCTGCTAAATCCGAAGGAGGATACAAAAAATGATCAAGGAGAAAACGGAAACGTCGTCAAACTCGACAGAACCGAAAATTAAACTTGCTTTAGAAGAAAAATATAAAGAAGAAGTTAAAAGTTTAAAAGAAACAAAAAGACTAGATGAAGAAAATATTGAAGATATTCAAAATGAATTACCTCAGCCTTCAGGTTGGAGACTTTTAGTTTTACCTTTTACACCAAAAGAAAAAACTAAAGGTGGTATTATATTTTCACAAGAATCTTTAGATAAATCACGTATTGCTACAAACTGTGGTTACGTAATTAAAATGGGACCATTGGCTTATAAGGATAAAGATAAATTTCCTGAAGGACCTTGGTGTAAAGAAAAAGATTGGGTGATTTTTGCAAGATATGCAGGATCACGTTTACCAATAGAAGGTGGAGAAGTCCGTCTTCTAAACGACGATGAGGTTTTGGGAACAATTAAAGACCCAGAATCTGTGTTGCATTACATATAACATAGGAGGATGACTATGCAAGAAACAGAAGAAAACAAAAACGTTCCTATGGTTGATATTGATACATCAGGTCCAGAACACGATGTTGAAATAAAAGAAGATAAACAACCAGAGGTAATAGAAAACACATCTGACGCTACGGACAAAACTTATGAAAACGAGCGTGAGACTAAACTAGAAGAAACTAGCTCCGAGCCTAAAGAGGCTAGTAGCGAGGAACAACAAAAGAAAGAAGAATTAGAAAATTATAGTAAAGATGTTCAAAGAAGAATAGCTAAACTCACTGGAAAATGGAGAGATGCTCAGCGACAAAGAGATGAAGCTGAAAGACAAAGAGATGAAGCAATTAATTATGCTAAACTTCAGTCTAAAAAATATACTTCTTTAGAAACAGAATCAATTAAAGATAGAACAAGTAAAATCCAATCTCTACTTGAAGCTTCAAAAGCAAAATTAGCTCAAGCAAGAGAAGCATCAGATATCAACGCTGAAGTAGAAATTCAAAAAGAAATATCTAGATTAGGTTATGAAGAAGCTAGATTAAGTGAATTTTCTTCCAAAGCTGAAAGAAAAATTGATGAGCCAAAACAGGAGTTTACTCGACCTATTCAACCTATTGAAACGCAACAAGAAGAACCTATACCTGATCCTAAAGCAGAACTTTGGGCGTCAAAAAATAGATGGTTTGGTACAGATAAAGCAATGACTTATACGGCTTTTGACCTACATAAAACACTTGTTGATGAGGAAGGTTATGATCCTAAATCAGATGAATATTATACTGAAATTGACAAAAGATTAAGGGTTGAATTTCCTCATAAATTTGATACTAATAATACAAAACAAGGTATTACGACTAAGCCTGTGCAGACAGTAGCGTCGGCGACGCGAAGCACAAAATCTGGTCGCCAGACTATCAGGCTCACCCCTTCTGAAGTTGCTATCGCCAATAAATTAGGAGTGTCATTAGAAGATTATGCAAAACAAAAGAAAATCATGAAGGAGGTTTAAGCATATGGAAAAAGATAAATTAAAGACCCCTCGTGCGAGTGAAACTAGAGAGTCTGAAAACAGACCCAAAACTTTTACTCCACCGTCTGCACTAGATGCACCTGACGCGCCTATGGGTTATAGGCAAAGATGGCTAAGAGCCGAAATACTAGGTTTCGAAGACACAAAAAATATGTCTGGAAAACTTAGAGGAGGATGGGAGTTAGTGAGAGCTGATGAATATCCAGGAAAACATTTTGATTCTTACGCTGAAGGAAAATACGCAGGTGTTATAGGCGGAGGCGGCCTTGTGTTGGCAAGGATACCGGAAGAGCTCGCAAAGTCTCGAGAGGAATACTATCAAAAGTTGACCAAAGATAGAGACGAAGCAATAGCAAACGACCCTCTTAAGGACCAGCACAGTAGTATGCCCATCAACGCTGATAGGCAAAGTCGCGTAACTTTTGGTGGCTCTAAAAATTAATTTTTTAGCGATACCGAGTACGTAATATAAACTTTAAAAGGAGAAAAACATGGCTATATCAAGAGCCCAGTTAACAAAACAACTGGAACCAGGCTTAAATGCCTTATTTGGTTTAGAGTATCAAAGATACGAAAACCAACACGCTGAAATTTTCGAACAAGAATCTTCAGACAGAGCTTTCGAAGAGGAAGTAATGTTATCAGGATTTGCAAACGCTTCAACAAAAGGTGAAGGTTCTGCAATTACTTACGATTCTGCAAACGAAACATTTACAGCAAGATACACGCACGAGACTATTGCTCTAGCGTTCGCAATCACTGAAGAAGCGATTGAGGATAACTTGTATGACAGACTTGCGTCTAGATATACAAAAGCTTTAGCAAGATCTATGGCAAATACTAAACAGGTGAAAGCAGCTAATGTATTAAACAATGCATTTAGTAACTCAGCAGTCGGCGGTGACGGCAAGCCTTTATTGGCTACTGACCACCCAACAATTGCTGGAACTTTCAGCAATACTTTAGCAACTGCAGCTGACTTAAACGAAACTTCATTAGAACAATCATTAATTGATATTAATGCATTGACTGATGAAAGAGGTTTAAAAATTGCAGCTAGAGGAGTAAAAATGATTATTCCTTCTGAGCTACAATTCACAGCGGAGAGATTAATGAAATCTACTCAAAGAGTTGGAACTGCTGATAACGACATCAATGCTATCAACAACATGGGAATGATTCCACAAGGTTACACTGTGAATAATTTCTTAACTGATACAGATGCGTTTTTCATCAAAACGGATGTGCCTAATGGAATGAAATATTTTGTTAGAGCGCCAATTAAAACAGCAATGGAAGGTGACTTCGATACCGGTAATGTTAGATATAAAGCAAGAGAGAGATATTCTTTTGGTTTTTCTGACCCTAGAGGTATGTTTGGTTCACCTGGTCAATAATAAACCATAGGAGGATAAAATTATGGCAATATCTCAAGTTGGTTTTGGACTTAAACCAATAAATAAATTAGGTTCAAATTATAATGCTGCACAGGTAAGTGAGTACAGACAAGTTGGTGCACCAAATTACCAAATGGTGTTTCAAGCACCTGTTAAGGTTCAAAGAACAATGGGAAATCAGATGGTTCCTGTTTATAGTACAGGTGCGCAAATTGATGGATCTTTTGTAGGTGCTCAATACGATGATGCTACTGGTAAACCTGTGTTTACTGATCATTATGATAGAAATGACATCCCGCTTAATCCCAGTTATCAAGCAGGCTTTAATGATAGTTTTACTCAGTTTGTTACTGATGATCCATATCAACTGTATCTTATGAAAATTGATGGAGATCTTACTATTAGTTCTATGAATGGTAACTTTAGAATGAACGCTACAGCTACTGATACTAATCTTGGTATTTCTGCTGATGGTAAAAGAAGTATCATTAAACTTGATAGTAGTACTATAACGTTTAGTTCTGATCGTCCATTACAGTATATAACTTTTGGAACATCTCCGGATGACATTCAAACATCTAAAAATGTAGCTTATAACGTTGAAGATGGTATCTTAGATGCTGGAAGTAATGTTATAGTTAGATTGAATCAAGCTAGATTCTTACAAAATTCTAGTCGAGACGGAGTATAGTAATTTTATTAAAAGGCCCCATTGTTGGGGCCTTTTAATGTCGCAATAAAAAATTTTAAAGGAGAAAAATTATGGCAATATCTCAAATTGGTTTCGGACTTAAACCAATAAATAAAACAGGTTCAAATTATAATGCAGCTCAGGTGACTGAATACAAAACCATAGGAGGCCCAGTTTACCCCGCTGCTTTTCAATCCCCTGTAGTAGTTAATAACGGTTATGGAGCTACAGGTGTTAGGGCTATTTATTTTTCTGATAGAAAAATAGATGGATCCTTTGTGGGTGCTCAATACAATGATACAAGTGGTAAACCTGTGTTTACTGATCATTATTCAATAGCAGATGTTTCACATCTTCGGGGAAGTTCTGGTAGTGGGTTAAATGATAGTTTTACTCAGTTTTGTACAGATGATCCGTATCAACTGTATCTTATGAAAACTAATTTAGATTTGACATTAAGCGCTATAAATCTTAATTTCTTTATAACAAACCCTGGCCAACCTAGTGCACGTTCACCTGATGGTAAAAGAAGTGTCGTTAAAATAGGCGGGGGTTTTGTTAATACTTCTGCCCTTCCATTACAATTTGTATCCCTTGGTTCAGGTGCAAATGACATTCAAACATCTAAAGATACAAATTATAACGTTGAAGACGCTATTTTAGATGCCGGAAGTAATATTATAGTTAGAGTGAATCAAGCTAAATACTTACAAAATTCTGGACCAAGAAACTAACAATAATAATTTTATTAAAAGGCCCCATTGTTGGGGTCTTTTTCTTTTATAGAAAGAATAAATGAAATATTTAATAAAAATATATACAAAACCAATACAAACAAAATTTATTGTAGAAAGTAAAAAACCTTTAGATACCATAGAAGATGTACATAAGATAATCATTGACTATATGGGAGAAAATAGTATAGAATGGGAAAAAAACGATTTGAAGTATAATAGTACTACAAATGATTTTTACATAACCTATGAGGAGGTTAATGATGGCTACGAGCAAGATGGCACTGTTCGCAAGAAAAATACAACTTGAATCTACATGGAATCAGTTGTTTCTTAAGAACCAAGGAGTAATAACTCCTGATATGTCTATTTTAGGAGATCAGATCAAAAAAACGATCAGAGAAATCCTATTGGCACAAGAAGCTAAGCCTAGTAATCCAAAAGATGGTGAAAACCACCTTTTTGCTGGATAATTAGGTTTTTAAATATATTCTCTAAAAAAGTGGTCAACACTTATAAGTATCTATTGCTTTTTTCTAAAATTAGTTATAATTTAATTTCACTATACAATTTAAAAAAATATATAGACGCGTATAGTCGACGGCCTAGAGACTATATATTATAACTAGGAAAAGGAGAAAAATTATGGCAAGAACAACTTTTAGCGGACCAGTCGGATCAAAGAATGGTTTCGAAGTAGTAAATGAAAACGGTGTTAATGAAACACAAATACTTAACAGTGTAAAAGACTCAAAAAGACAGTATTTAAATGAAGTTTTTTTACAAAGAGTAGGCATGAATTCAGATATCGCATCTGATAGTTTAAACAAAAACTTTGAATTAGTAAATAATGGTAGTGGAAATGATCCTATGACTAATTTTAGTTGTAAATTTCCAAAAAATGGTGTCGGTACAGGTATCGTAATTCAGTCGTTTGATTCTGCAGGAGATAATGTTGTAATTGCTCCACATTTAGATACTCTTGGTGATGGAGAAGAACAATCACAATGGTCAGGTATCGAATTTGGAACAGACAACGAAGTTGAATGGGAATGTTCTATATCTTTACCTGTTGGCTCAAATAATAGTGCAAAACATTGGGCAGG